GATTGGGACCCCTCGGCCCGCTAGGGCCGAGAGCAGAAAGGTTATGCCCAGTTTTTTAGAGCATGTTTCTTGATGTAAAGCGCAGGCCCTACAACGAAGTCTTTACGACCAGTAACATAGTTGTCATTGTCGAATGTCATTCTCCATAACAACGTACCTTCTGGATTTAAAGGTAAGCCCATAAGTTTACCTTCTTCATTTACTATTAATAAATCTCCATTTGGAAAAGTTATACACTCAACCATACCACCTACAAAAGCCTGGGCTTCTTCAAGTGTTGGAGTATTCTTCTCGTCGTCAATGATTTTAAATTCACTGGCGTTTGTGTTTGTTTGTGTTTGTGTCATTATATCCTTTCTGTTAACTAGGATTATCCTACACTAGTTGTGCTCGTGTTGTCAACAACTTCTTCTATTTTTGTTTCGGTCCAATTTCGACTTCTTCCCCAACTGTACTCTTGTCCCTCATGTTTTACTTTAGTGACTTGAACAGGTGTTTCTAGTGGCTCGTTACGAGGTCCGAGTGCAATAGCATTTGACCAATGTTTATTCATAAAGTCATTCCAACAGCCTTGACTACAAAAGTGGGACCAGACATTATTTCTGTTCCATGTGTTTTCTGTTATCTTCCTAGTTCTTAATACTTTGTTTCCTTTAACACCTCTTATTCTATCCGTAGTATGTTTCGTATGGCATTCTGGACCATGACACCAATTATAACTCATTTGTCCCCCTTTCTAAGCTTTCGCATTTGCTCATACATTTTTTGCAAATCATATGAGTTTGAGTCCACTACAAATTTTACAAGTTCTTCTTTCATTGCAACTCGTTCTTTATGAGCCTTTTGTTTATTGCTATCAATAACTTCAAAATGCATTTCGTTTTGTTCAGCCATTTAGTGCCTCACTTTCCATGATGTTGTTGCAGTTCTATAACCATGCATATCTAAATCATAATAAACATAATAAGGCGTTCCATTTTGAGTAACCCCATAATGAGATTTTTCGTCATGCTTTCCTTGTCGTGTGATGTGTTTTTTGTGCTTGTTAGCGTAGTAAGTTATGTAAAATGTTTTTGTCATTTTTTCCTTTCTGTTAATATGGGAGTATCGCATAGGATACTCCCATAGTCAAGTGTTAATTTACAGATTGTTGTTGTGCCTTAAACATAGCGATTTTCTGTTCTCTAGTCATTTCAACTTTGTCCTCTAAAAGACTAGCCAAGTTTTCTGGGCTATATACTGACAATGCTAGACTAGAACTTTCGTTCATCATACTTTCATTAAGTACAACACCTAGTTTATCGGCTAACGCTTTCGCTTGGTCAAAGTATCTGTAAGATTTTAAACCCAATCTTAACTTCTTCATTTTTTCTTCTGTGTAAGAAAAAATGTTTTCATGTGCCTCAATCAATTTTTGCTGTGCGATTGAAAATTGTTTCAACACTTTGAAAGTAGTTTCATCAACTTTAAACTGTCGGCTATGGCAATATGAAGTACCAATAACCCAAAGTTTAAAATCTTTTTCCCACTCGGCAACAGGTTTAATTGCTTGACCTTTGTCCTCGTTAGATGAGTTTGAATAACCTAACCACTTATCACACTCACTTTCACACTCATAGTATCTTGGATTACGCCTTTCATTTTGCCAACGAGATTTATAATCTGGGTCAAAACCTTTTGCTTTTAACTCATTACGATAATAAGCTAAACCAAAGTCGGAGTTTCTATAACTACCTTGTTGCAATCCAAAATTAATGTTGGTGTCATCATGGGTCATATACGCCTTTCCGTCACTATCAACTTCTTCATATTCATATTGAAAATTAAAACAGTTGTCGTGATGTAAGTCGCCCCCACTATCGCCATATTTATTTCGCATGGCTCTAACAGTTTCAACATCTTCCTGTGGTTGATACTTTCTTACAATTTGTTCAACTAATATTTTCATATCAGCACGAATAGTATTGTAATTTTCTTTTGCCTCATTATATTTTTGTACAACAGGGCTATCTTCTCTTTCCCAATGAGATTGAAAAACATTTGCAATAGTTTTTCTTTTATCAGCGTTGAGAGTTATCCTTTTTTCTTTTGACATATTTTCCTTTCGTTAAATTATTTTTTTTATATATCTATTGACATTCATTGTCAATGGGATTATATGGGATTTGAGTCTTTTTTTTATTTGTTCAAGACAAAATCTAAAACAAATAGGGTTAGATCCAGTGTCACACCGCCTGCTGTAGGCTGTCTTCACTGGATGCTGATCCCTGGAGATAGAATGAAAGAAAGTAAATACAGTTTTTTATACCGGAACAGCGATGGGCACGTGATGCGCCCTGAAACATTTCTAAACATTAACAAAGGCCGGACCCTGAGCTCAAGACAGCTGCGGATGCTCGGGATCGAAAAAATTAAAAACCCGAGCTACAAGCGGCAAGCAACAAGCATCAAGCGGCAAGCATCAAGCAGCGCTTGACAACGAGCTCAGGATGTGTTAGTATAGGATAATAAAGGAGAAAGATATGCTAAAGAAAGAACTGAACAAAATCACCGGCGGACTGAGTAAACCGTCGAAGATGCCCGGACCAGCGTACAACCTGCCCGCGGCTGCATGTATAACCGGGTCTAAGCTTGCAAAGATTAAGGGCTCAGTCTGTGAAGGCTGTTACGCTCTTAAAGGCAGGTATAGATTCAACAATGTACAAGCAGCCCTGAAGCGAAGACTGGCGGCAATTGAGACACCGGAATGGGTGGAGGCAATGGTACAATTAATAAAACCACATAAAGAATTTAGATGGCACGATTCAGGTGACATACAGAGCTTAGAACATCTTCAAAATATTTTTAGAATTTGTAGGCGTACACCTGAGACCAGTCACTGGCTGCCAACCAGGGAGGCGCACATCCTGAAGCGTGTGAAGGTTAACGAAGTTCCACGTAATCTAATTATTAGATTCTCTTCACATATGATCGACCAGGCGCCGGTGAACTTCTGGCCGTGGACCTCGACTGTTGTTACAGATGGCCAGCACAGCTGCCCGGCAAGTACTCAGGGAAACAGCTGCGGGAGCTGCAGACAATGCTGGAATAGAGAAATAAAAAATGTTAGTTATCCAAAACATTAATATGTTTACTTTCAAACATCCAAAATATTATAAAGAATTACGTGCGCGTAATAAATCGGATCAGGCAATTAGCAAAGAACCGGCGACGGCTGGGAATCAGCGTTCGCCTGGTCCGGGCCTCAAGCCACAAGCAGCAAGCGACAAGCTCCTGAAGCATCAAGCTCCAAGCAGCAAGCAACAAGCGTCAAGCACCAAGCCGACAAAGATGGTTAATGCAAGCATCAAGCCCTGAGCGACAAGCATCAAGCTTCAAGCCGCAAGCAGCAAGCTCCTGGATTCTCTTACCTCTGTACAAGTAAACTTCTTCTTTCTCAAAAAGTTTTGAGCCTCGAAGAGAGAGGCGAGAAACTAGGATAAAAGTATTCTCAGGATGCCTAATATGGAAGGCAATTTGATGGGGTGAAAATTTGATCTTGTTAGCCTTTGTTACCTTCAGCTCTACTGTGAAAAAGTGGCTATTAGTATTATAGCCCAATAGATCGGGAGTACCAAAAGAGCTAAGGTTTTCAAGTCTAGTCCAACTAATTTGCTTACTATTTTTTTTAATTTCATGCCAAAATTTCGTTTCAGGTTTCATTAAAATTCACCCTAACAGGTGCTTACGTGAGACGAAATTTTTTCAGGTTTGGTACGTTATCTTTCAGGTCAGGTTTAATTACAACTCTAACAGATTGAGAACCTATTAGAGTAGATTCCTGAACTTCAATCCTCCCAATCGGGAAAATTTTTCCAGTGCCATCATCCATGTAGATGGTAGCATTACTCACAGCATTGCCTTTAGTACCATCTGTAAATTTGTCAAGATATTGTTGTAAGTGTTTTACGTACATCTATTTTTTTGGTTCTTTACCCTTACCTGGACCAGCCTTGATGATGTAATTCAATGTGCCATTGGCACCTGATTCAACAGCTTTAACCAAGTGTTTAAACAGGTAGTTTTCTTTCAGTTTACGTTTAGCTTTTTCAGCATATTCGGTTAATTTCTTTGTATCTCTCATGTGTTGCCTTTTATAAAATGTTAGGGTAAAAGTCAAATATGGCATTAACTAAGAGATTGACAGAAAAGCAGAAAAAATTCGCTGAGCTTTTGGTGTACAACGATGGAAGCAGAGATGCTTGGGAGTGTGCAAAAGAAGCTGGCTACGGCCCAACATCAGACCTTGCAGCAAGAGTCGCTTCGTCAAAACTTACTAATCCACAACTATACCCTCTTGTAGTTAGATATATTGGTGAGCTGCGTGAAGAAGCCAGAAAGAAGTACGCTGTTACTATGGACAGGCATCTTGAGCAGCTTTCCAAAATACGTGACTCAGCTTTAAAGAAAGGTGCCTTTTCTGCTGCTGGAAATATGGAAGTAGCCAGAGGAAAAGTAGCTGGATTTTATATTGATAGAAAGTTAATTAAAACTGGTAAGATTGATGAACTAGACAGAGATCAACTCATGGCTAAGTTAGAAAAGATTGTAACGGATCACTCAAAAATTATTGAAGGGACAGCTACACAACAACCGCAATTAGAGCTATCGTCAGAGCCGGAAGATGAAATAGAAACCATAGAAGAAACAGAGCAAGAGCCACTCGAAGAGCCCATTCCAGAAGATCATACAGACCAGGAATCAAAGTAATATCCTTTCCATTTTTTTAATACAGCCTTTAGGAAATACATTACGATCAGAAAATAAACCATCGCTGTCATCATAGCTTGCGAAGGTTCTAACGCATTTGTTGTCTTTCTCATAAACATATGCATGTGTGATCATTACAGAAGGCACCATTCCACTGAACTC